ATATACACAAGACTTATTCTGTCTATAATTCTTTTTGTTATATTTACACAGCTGATAGGTACTTTTTCAAGCAAAGAACGGCTAAAATAGTCCCTAGTATATTCCATGGTCTCGCCATTATAATAATCTCTAGCCATCAAACGTGCGTCTCTCCATGCGTTTTTTGCGTTCTGTTGTGCATCATAGCGACTTTGTCTTATTAGCGTTTTTCCTATGTTTGGTATCATCTTTCTATTGCTCCTAATGTTGGGCGAACGATGGGACATTCCCATGAAATAAGGTAACCTAGTGCATCACTTGCGTGCGTAAGGTCTACATTTATTGTCTTATTAATCTCCCTACTGCCTTTTTTGTTGGTAACTTTTGTTAAGTCCTCTATTAATCTGCTACATCTTGGACTTATAAATAGCTTTCCCTCCAACTTATGATTGCATAACATTCGGTTCACAGCATTGACTCTGTCAATCACTAATGGATTAGTTTTTCTTAATTTTACTTGAAATCCATTTCTTTTAATAATATCTAAATCTGAATGAGTGCTACTTGTTCCTCTTTGCATAGAACTAGCATCAGGATAGAAAATGTGTTGGCTGTTTGGATACCTGCTCCTAATAGTGTCACACATACGCTGTGTCATTAAATCTCCAGCTCCCTGATGATGTAAAACGATTTCGTCAAACACTTGCACTTCGGTTTTGTTGCTGTTGATGTGTGCCAGTATCGCAATGAATGGGGAAACGTTGAAGTCGATTCCCACAAGGACTGGCTTGCTTCTGTCATATTCACATTCTTTGACATTCCTGCTCCTCTCAAACATGTATGTGCTGTCTTGCTGTATGTTTACAAATTCACCATCACGATACGCTTTTAACATGCGTGCGTCATAGTTTGTTTCTAATAAATCTACATAACCATCAGGCAAAAATGGATTGTCAGTTGTTTTGCCATGCACTAGATGTGTATGTTTGTTGGCTTTTTCTACTGCAACGTGATGCAAAAAATGAAATCCTTCAGGTGTAGAAACTATAAATAGTTCTGCATCGTCAGATCCTCTAAGTCTACCTATTGCCTTTTTGTATGCGATTTCACAGTTCTTCCAAGACTCTAGGTCAAATTCATCTATCCCCACCCAATTTAAATTTGCTCCTATCAAGCGTTGAGGTGTTTGCAACTGGTATATTTTAATCGTTCCAAATATTGTTTTAAATCTATGTTTTTGGACATTGTAGTCATACTTGATACCCTTCTTCTCTAGTATCTGTTTCATAGGCTCTACAAATAGCTCTTCTGCAAGAGAAAATGTGGGGTACACCACCCAACCATTACTAAGACCTTCTTGGTTTTTCTTTGTCACGTGGTTTAAAAGACATTTATGAAGAAACACGTGCGTCTTACCACTTCCCATTCCCCCACATAAAAAATTCAATTTTTTTTCTGGATTTCTTTTTTGTATCGTCAGAAAGTCCCACTGGTGTGGCAAGTAGTCTTCTTTGTAAAGATGTAGGCTCCTAGATGCCATGTAGCTCTACATCGTCAAATGGTTTTTGAACTTCTACCTCTTGCTTTTCTACATATCCACGCTTCTTGCCTTTAGTCTTTAAAAAGAATATAATTGATGTATTATCATTGTCTTCTATATTCTCCATCAACTTAGACTCTGCAAGGTCTATCAATGATTCTTGAGTGTCTTCTGCTTTTTGTTTAAACTCATCATCTTTTTCAATCCACTGATAATATGTCCTCCTACCAATGTTTGCAGCAGTGCACGCTTCAGATATATTCCCTCTCTTATTTTTTAGTGCAATAAGAAAATCTGTCTTCTTTTTATCTGTTTTCTGTGCTTTTTGTGCATTGCTCATAGCGTAATTTATAATATTTTTTCTTTGATTTCTAATTATTTCTTTGTATACAACATTTTTATGTACACATAGTCTTCTTCTCCATACAGCTTTTCTGATGATAATCTTACTATTTGCGAGTCATTTTTATAAAATATTCCTTCATAACTGTCAAGCACAAACTTTTCTAAATTATCTAAATCAGGTGTACTTGCTCTATATACTGGAGCGTCAGGCTTTAGTTTCAATATTTTATTTTTAGATGTGTAGTGATTTCTTGGTCTTTTATAACAAAATGTTAGATACATCTCTATGTTTCTTGCTGTTGGCTTTTTAGGTGCGTATTCTTTTGACAAAAGGACAAAGTCTTTTTTGTCTTTTGCTGATGGGTCATATTGATAACGACCCCTGTGCCTGTGTCTCTGTTGTGGCTTTGGTCTAACCTTGATTAGGAACTTTGTCATATTCCATGCTAGCTATTTGATTTAGCATTGGCATCTTTTCTTTTTCTACAAATACTGTGTTATCGTATGTGCCGTCTTCTTTTTTTATTGATGGCACACCTACAAACAAGCCATCTTGCCCACTTATAAGTTTAAATCCTTTTACTGTCATACCATTTAGCTCTACATCAAAAAAAGCTACAATCTTACCCCAACTACCTCTTGTCATTCTTGCTATTTTCATATTAACTCCTTACCATAAGGCTTTTTGTTTTGTTAGTTCATTTATCCTTTGCTTTGCTTTATTATAATATTCTTCATCAATCTCTATTCCTACAAGGTCGCACCCAAAATAATAACAAGCGATTGCTATTGAGCCTGAACCTAAATGAGTGTCAAGTATCTTCTGCCCTTTTTCTGAATATTTATGTAGTAGCCATTCATATAGTTTAACTGGTTTTTGTGTTGGGTGTATTTTTCCATTTTCTTTTTTCCTATCAGACATAACTTGATGGATTGAATATCTAAATACTTTTGCAGGTTTTTTACAATTTGTCCAAGCATATTCTGCACTTGCAAAATTATCTACTGATTGCATTTTATCCCATACTATGAAATATTCTGTTTCAGGTAATGTAAAGTTATTAGCACCCCAAATAATTTGTTTTTTTGAGACTCTAAACAATTCATTGAAATATTCTTTTTTCGGCTTAATATCCCATTTATTAATTTTTGCTTCTTTACATATTGTATCAGAAATTTCTACTCTGTTTCCAAACCTTGCAATACCATAAGGTGGGTCTACAATAGCCAAATCAAAGTAATTATCCTCATAATCCTTCATCACATTCATACAATCATCTAATATTAATTCTACCATAATGGTTGTTTATTTCTTGCCCATCGTTTTTTGTTATATTCATAAATGCACGATTTGCAATTAGCTGTCACTCCACCTTGTCTCTTATTGTATTCTTCTAATGGTTTTACTTCTTTACATTTGCTACATATTTTGCCACCATCTACAAAACTTTCCTTGTATTTTCTTGACTTCTCTATGTTTCTTTGTCCTACAAATCTATCTAGTTTAGTCATTCCTGCTCCAATATTTACGTCTGTAATATGCTTTTATAAAATTGTCATCTTGATTGTATTTTTTTAACACTCTGTTTCCATATTTGTTTACTTTAAAATCTTGATCTACCCAGTTACACAAAAATTGTTGATTGTTGTCTATGGTGTTAGGGTGATTACAGGTGTATAATTCTTCTATTGGCTGAAACAAAACTAGTGCCATAAAATAGCTTTCAAGTACGTGCATTATAGAGCAGCCCTCACTACTGGAGTTATAGGTGAGTATGTTCGGTGTTGTTGGGAACACGAACAAGGAGGAGCAAGTGACTGCTCTATAAATCTATGCTTCTGCATTAACGTCTTGTATTAAATTAACATCTCTGTTTGGTAATATTTTACTCTTACAACATTTAGAGTCTTGACTTAGTTCTTCTTTTTTGTAAAATCCTGATTTTTTACATTTAGCACAGAATCCCACATAAAAATGACCTGTTGTATCTAGCTTGTACAATACCTCTGTCTCTAACTCATCAGGTTCATCTAAAAATCTTGCTTGATTTAAAAATGTAGCAGGGTAAGGTATATATCTTTTTTCTGTATGTGCGTTCTCCCAATATTCCACCCATCTTGTAGTGCCGTCCATTATTTCTTCTAGGTCATATTTATTCATCATAGCATTAAAACTATGTTTAGCTTTTGGCTTTGCAATTTTTCTAGGATAAATATCATACCACACACGAAATTCATTATTTTCTATCTTTTTCTTTTTACTATTCTTTTTCTTATTATTATTATTATTAGGGGGTGAATCATCACGCACCATTCCATGAACATTCACTGAATCATCATTGTTCTCGTCTATAAAATTAAATTTTGATGGATAGGGTCTGTTAATTTTTTGATGATCATGCCATTTTGTAAATCTGCAAAGTGACCTATCTTCATTAAACTTAATTAAGCCTAAATCTGCCATCTTTTCAAGCGACTCTGATATTTTTACTATTGCAATCTCATCAGCAGGAAATATCTTTGCTTTTAATCCTTTTGGCGATGTCTTTATTATGCCTTCGTCATCTGCATAGTTCGTCATGCCTAAGAATAATAATCTCTCATATAGCTCTAGCTCAAGTATCTCATCAGATGTCCAAAATGTCTTTTGCAAGATTCTATTCCTCATATTTTGCTCCTAACCTTGTTGTTAATATAATTTAATCAGGGTATTTAAATCTAGTAGTATTTCCTAGATTAAGTTCACCATTAGTGCTCATTAGTCGATAGCTAGCATATCTTTTTTCGCCTTTTTCTATCATACTAGTTTGTATATCATAACCATCTTGCTTTAAGCGAAAAATAACATCTGCTAACCTAAAACAACCAAACTGATCTAATGCTTCTATAGGAGTAATCGAGTTGCCGTCTTCTAAATGTTTTAATATTTTATCTTTTTGTGATTGTTTTGCCATATATTCTCCTATTGTGTTATTTTTACATACATTGGATTAAATTTGGTGCCTAGCTTGAAACTGTTTGCTTTTAGATTTTGTGTACCAATTATAGCCATGAAATACCCCATTACCAAGCCTATAATTAAATAAGTAGTATTCTTCATATGTTCTCCTAACCTATTCCATTGTTACGATTTAAAAACTTAATAATTTGCTGCTTGGTCTTTTCCATCGTATGTATTTTGACACTCTTGACGTTTATATGTGTTGCGTTTGATGATATAAACTTGTCAGCCTTCGACTTACTAGAAAAGTAAGCCGATTGCGTTTGTCCTGTACCTGTAAACTCTACTTCATGTATTACCATTTTACACCTCCACTTTTATATTCTGTAGTGCTTCTATATTGTCACTAGCTTCTTGCATTGTCATGTCTTCCATCACATACTCATCAGCGTCTACACCTTTTGATTGACATAGATTGCGTATGTAGTTTTTTTGTTTGTCTGTAGCTAGTTGTTTGCTAGGCTCTTGATTAAATATAGCTGTTGCTACTTCTTCAGCCGAAGCGACCTCAGTTCCTATGTACCCTGCTGCTGCAAGTGCCCTACCCCATGAACTAGTCTCTGCTACTTCAACATAGCTAGTCTTGTTAATCATGTTTGCACTTTCTTTTTCCATCGCATGTCCAACGTAAGTGCTCTCACCAACTTGCAGCGTCGCTTTAAAAACAACCATACCGTTTTCAAAATAAACCATTTCTGACTCTAAAGAGTATTGTCCCTCAGTATGTTTATTCAATTCGTTTAATCGTTCTGCTACTGTGTAGTATTCCTTACCATGTATTTTAACTGGCATTATGCCCTCCTTGTTTTATCTTGAAATATGTGCATGACACGTCCATTCTTCTCCATTGTGATTAATGTCCCATCATGCAATTTGACTTTGTAGTATTTATGTCCGTTTATATAGCCGACAATATGATACCCACCCCAACCGATTAGTTTAATCTTTTCTTTGATTTTAAGCAAGGTTTTATCTTTGCTATGTTTATCATGTGACTCTAGTAACTCTTGCGTATTTGGCCCAAATACACTGCCACATAGCTCTGTTATATAGCTCATTACATGTTCTCCTTGTTTTGTTTATCTAACTCATCTAACCTATTACAATCTTTCATCTTAGCACAGGCATAGCAATCCTCATTGTCGCACTGTACTCCGTCTATGTATTGATGTGCTTCCATTTTTAACTCCTTGTTTATTCGTATACACATTCCCACCAACCTTCAGATTTTAAAAAACATACTTCTTTTAATCCTTTGTGTGGCGTTCCATCTTTTTTCGTAATCTTTACTATTACAAAATTATTTTTTATATCAACATATGTGCATATGTGTTTAGTCCCACACCCATCAATAAATATGTCATTCTCTTGTATATTATTAAAAATGTGCTGTATACTAAATTTTTCATTACTGCACTTTCTGTTGTCATATGTTTTCATTTTAACTCCTTGTTTATGTTATAAAGTCCCAACAACCTTAAATGAATATATTACACTTTATATTTAAAAAGCAAACATTTTATTTTAAAAAAGTGTTTTTCTGACAATAAAAAAAGCCCTTAACGATTAAGAAAAGGGCTCTTTTATGCCTACTAGTCGAGTGTTATTCGATTAGTTGGAGGGAAACTTATAGCCTAATAACATTCTGTTAATTTTAGTTTTATGGTGTACATCTTAGGTGCAACCTGTTGTATTGATATGCCTTTGTCTATACATACCCAAATAAAATCTCTAACTTCTTTATCTGGCTGGAACACCATGGGAATTTTACCCCCTAAAGAAAGTGTCATAATGGTTCCTATTATACTTTTTGGCGTACCTCCATGGATATGCAAATTAGGGTGAGTGTCATGTTTTGCATTTAACATGCCATTCGCAAACATATTTCCTTCGTGTACAAATGGCATCACGTCCTCTTCAGATAAAAACGACCATGTCAAATCCCATGATCTTCTTCCGTTTGTTCCTACATTTTTCATGTTAAATTTGTTTTGCCAGTTGTCATTATTGCTATTAGATAAATCTAGTGCTTCGTTTGATACGTGAGTCCATCTTGAATATTTACCCCAATCTGGTGCCCTGTAATATTGGACATTGGGAATCGTTCTTCCACTCGTAGTTCTTTTGTACTTAATTCCATCATAATCATAATTAATATTCATATTTAGGTTGGCATTTTGTGGCAGGTCTACATATACGCCAGCATCTATGGCATTTATATCAAACTGGTCGCCTTGAAAAGATTCTCCATCTTTAGCTTCCAGAGCTATTTTTATGGCTTCAAAATAAGTGTCTTCACCCATAAAATTTTCAACACCGACTATGCTGTATCCATTACCCATAGATTGATTGGTTCCTACTATATCTTTATATGACTGTGGCTCTGTTTCAGAAACTGCTGTATATTCAAAATCCTCAAAAGCTGAAAGTCCATAGCATTTAATACTTGTTTTTGCAAAACTGTCTGATGCTGTTGATATATTATGACCATACACTCCATAATAATTAATTAATTTTAATAGTTGTGCAAAGTTTCTGTCGCCCTCATCGATACTTTTAAACTCACAGTTAAAACTTATTTCACTAACAGGCTCATCTGTATTGGCTTGATATGTTTGTGATTTTGCTGGATTGTACTCAAACGGTGTAGCAAGCTCATCATTTATGGGATCGCAGTTTCTATTAAAAATGTTTTTTACATATCCAATGCTCTTGGCGTATTGTATCACACTGCAATACAGTCTAACGCTACCAACAGCACCATATCCAGATAATTTAAGTGCCATAATCATTCCTTAATTTTTGTAGTTTATTTTTATATCTTTGAGGTAAATCTTTGCTTCGCAAGTTATTAACTAATGGAGACGCACATTTAGTTTTACTTTTATAGGTATATTCAATGTATGTTTTGACATCTCCTACATATCTATTTGTCTTGTTAAAAGTTTCTATGTTTTTTGTACTTGTAGACCATACTTCATCAGATAGCTGTATTTCATCATTTACTATTTTTTTTATAATTTTTATTTTTTTGTATTTTCTGTCATAGGCTTCTATCTTTGTCATTTTAATATTGCCATAATAATTAAACAAAATATCTGTCACAGGCACAGTTGGGAATAATATTTCAACTTTGTTTTTTTCTATAAAAACGACACCCTCGTTTACAAGACTAGCTAAAAATGCACCCCTGTATTTAAAAACAATTCTATATATATTTGACATGTTTTGTATATCAATATAGTTATAGTTTTGCGTTAATTGATATTTCATTTGGAGTATCCCCCACCATTTCTATTTTCTGTTCGGCTAGTTGGATTGTTTGGTTGGTTTACATCTAAAACAAAATAAATTCTACGCTCACATATAACTTCCTCATTGTTATCTATTAATTGAAATTTAAAATAGAAATTTTGTCCATTTGCACTAGCTAAAACACTATATCCATTCATAGCCCCATCTGGTATAAAAAGTGTTGTACTGCCACCAGTATATCCAAACTGTGGCTCATAATGAGTTTCAAAATTTGTTAATGAGTCATCGCTTGTTAAATGTTGTGTTGTTTTAACGTATTGAAAATTCATCAGGTCTGTATCAGCTAAAACTTGTACTCTAAAATAACAATTATTAATTGGTGCTATATTATTTTGATAGGCATAAATATCATTAGTAGTAAAATCTACATCTTGTAAAAATTGTCCTACTGTTGTCAAAGTAAAAACTTCATTTAAATTTTCAGGTAAAACAAATACCTCTGGCTGAAATGGTTCCATCTCTATATTGACTTCAATGTTTTGTGAGCTTGTATTCATAACATCTGTGACAACAAGCTCTATTTTCGATGCCATGTTGTCTTCATTAATTTCTATAGTCACAGTATTAGCAAAAACGTCATTTTCAATAAAAATACTTTCACCACTATCATTGTCTATAGTCCATTCTTTGTATAAAATTTGTGATAGATTGCCCTGCAAAGGTACTGTAACATAGCTTTGTTCTGCACTTAGTTGAACTTCATAACCTTCTTCATTATATGGCAATGTAATTTCGTAAGAATCAATATCAATATCTACTGCTGTTGATGCTAGTATTGCGTTTTCTTCTACACCAAGCAAACCTTGTACATGCGATATAGTTGCAACTGGTTCTGTTATTGGAAACGCTTGATAGTTAATAGTAATAACCTCTACATTGGAAACTAAGCCAGTATAGTCTATTGCTCTAGCATATAACTTGTAATTACCATAAGAATCAAGTTGTAATGTTTCTTGTAAATCTATGCTATTGACATTTAAATCACTAACATCATATACGTTTTGCTCATTATAATCATAAACTATTTCGTTAGTATCTAAGTTCTCTAATTTTGTTTGTATTAGTGCTATACTATTATCAGCATCAGTTACTGACAAAGTAAAATCAACAGCACCTTGTGCTTCATCTAAATTAAACAATTCATCAACACTAAATTGCAAATCAAACAACACAGGAGCTTCTGGTATTACTGGAATAAATGGCTCTCCTGTTTCTTCATCAAACTCAAAAAGCCCCCAATCTGTTACAGTCCAATTATCATACGGTGATGGTGCCAATTCGTGTAACTGAGTTACTTTGATTTTTACTTGGCTTAAATCTTTTTTAATAGATGTGATCATAAAAAAAGGAAACGCTGCTTGATTGCCAATAATATTAACTTTTCGTTTATCTATACCAAAAGGCTTTACGTCTCCAATGTTAGCTCGATTACCTTTGTTGTCTACAAAAGAAACAACATCTCCAACCTCTAACTCTAATGCGTCTTGTATTGGTAAACTAAAATCTATTACAAGATGTTGATTTTTGTACAACTCAAATAAATGTTTAGATAATATTTCTGCTGTTTTTTGGTCTTGTATGTATTGAGCTTCATGTTCTAACACATGTGTTTTTTCATCTTTTATGTCATATCTGTCAATGTAGTCTTGTTTTACTTCAGATGCGTGTTTAGCTAAGGTTGTTTCAGGGTTAGTTGTTTTTTTATATTCCTCTGCTACATAATCATATCCATATTTAACTACACACTCTAAGACGACATCTTCTTTTTTAGATTTTGTAAATTTATAATTAAATAAATTGTTAATATTAATTTTTTTATCAACATCGTTACTATCATAAAACTCTTTAATTCCTATAACTGATGGGCGACCTGAGTGAAGTTGAGTTTTATAAAAAAATGGTGATGACTTTGCTATATTCTCCATCACCTCGATTCCTTCTAATTTTTTATCAACAGAGAAGTCAAGTTTGTAATTATTATCTTTTACATTTTTTGTGTATACTTGTTGATTTATACCTAGCTCTCTATATGCAATATCTTGTATCACATTAGTTGGCTTTCTAATTAATTCCTTATTTTCTTCTAGTATCAATGTTTCTGCGTACGCATGTTGTGTACCAGTATTTGATGTAATTGGGTGATTATTTCCCATTGATATTCTAACAACTCTATTGGTTGTTAATTGAAAATCTGAAGAAAAATATGCTAATTTCTTTTGATATGTTAGCTGGTCACTTAAATTAACTGAAACAAATGGTGTTTCCACACTGTCTGTTTCATCAAAATATGTCCAGCCATCATGTATACTTGTAGCAGAGTTTATATTTTTTGAAGCATATCTTATTTGAACATCTATAAACTCAAGGTTATTGCCTTGTATGTCTGTCAAATCTACATAATCAGTTTCATTGTTTACATTCCTAAAAATTTTACAATTAAAATTAAATAAATAGTTTGTTCTTGATGGGTGTGGAATCACTCTAAAATCATTAATATCTATATCATAAAACACAATTTTGTTATCTGTATCATTTTTTAAAGATGCCGTAACTACTAAATCATACTCAACTCCATCTATATATTTAGTTTTAAATCTATCTTTTGTTAGGTAATCATACAGCTCAAATAGTGCTTGGTCAGTTTTATCTCGTGCGACTGTAAGATTCTCATCAGAGTCAGGCTCTGTAGATATATAAAACATTGACACGTTTTCTGCTTTTAATATTTGTTTTTTACCATCTCCAAGAGTGTTAGATGTTTTGTTTGTAAATTTACCCTTTGCATCTACAAAAAACTTTTTATTAAATACGTCTTTTTGATACCACACTCGTTTTAAAAACATTCCATTAAAATTAGCTTTAATAGCCATCTGAAGTTTTCTTACATCAAATTGGTTGAAACCGACGACATCAGGTTCAAAACGTGGCATAACAATACCAGTAAATATATTTTGATTCACCCAGTTAATTCTCTCTACAGACTCATAGTAGTTCCTCCATGTATTTACCCAAAGATTTGAATCTGACTGTCTCAAGGTGTGAAATGTGTGTCGATGGTCTGTTATAGTAGCACCTAATGATGGGGCTTCTGCTACATATATTCTAAGTGGTGACTTTTGCAATATACTATCAGAAAAATTAGCTAAGTTTAATTCGTATCCATCTAAGTAACCAGAAAACCAATCTGGTCTATTTGTAAAAGAAGTATTTAGTGCTCCAGTTGCAAATGATGGTAAACCTAAAATATCTTCTGACATTTGTATTACCTCATCTGGACTAGCTTGTCCTTGAGCGATACTATAAGATTGAACATTTACAAGATTTTCTGTTTCTTGATTACCGATTGCAGGGTAAATAGCATATTCTAAATGCTCTACGTCCCCAACAGTTCCATTTTCAAATGATACTTTTTTTGAAAAATGTTTAAACCTGCCAACAATCATTGCGTCACTATAACTGTCATCTTCACCTTTTGACTGGTCAATACTGCATTTGAGTGGCTCAAATTCTACTTGAAATACTGGAATGTCAAAATCAAAATGTGTCCCAACTGGAGAAGTCCAAGGAAATCCTCCAAAATTTTCTTCTGCAACTTGAAACAAATAATTAGATTGATTTATGTTTACAAGTATTCCATTTTCAGCGTTTTCAAATATTTCCTCATTTGTGTCTGTGTCTTTATCATCTAAATAAAACGCAGGCAAACTTAACATGTCGTAGTTCTCTGGCACTGGGTCTGTTGAGTCTAAATAAGTATCATCATCACTATAATGTGGAACAGAATAATCATCATCAGACATATTAATTATAAGATCATCTGCTCTATATATTTTGGTTTTAAATGTTTCTGTCCCAATCAACTTACTTACTTCGCCACACAATAAATTTGATTGTAGTGTGTATTCAGAGTTTTCTGGTTTAGATTCTGTTTGTAATCTAATATGTGTTTTGTCTTCTGATACAGTATATTGTGTATTCCATTTAGTATCAAACTCAAACTCTCTAAGGCTATTACCTAAAGCCATTTCTCTGTGCAACCTGTCTGGTGGCGTAGAGTATACTGTAGCAGCTGAGTCTCCTAGTTTAATTTTTAATGAATCTTTTTCTATTAATTGGTTTGGTTCTGAGTCTGTCTCAACTAGTGGTGATATGGGCTTGATTCCAATAATGTCTCTATTTTCTTCTTTAAATGCCCTGTCTGGAACTATAATAATATTATTATCTGTAAAAGGATTTTCTTCTTCATTGTTTTCTATAATAGCAACAGCAGGGGCTTCTTTCAAGTGTCCATAAAGTATTGGGATTCTACTTTCATTGTCTCCAACAAAAGTGTCTACGCCTTCATATAAAGTGTCTTCAGTTAATGGCAATTCTTTATGGAACTCATCTATGTATCTATCCTCTGTTGAAATAGTAAGTGTTTTGTCATCATGAGTTATTCTTGTAATTTGCAAGCTAGATATTTTAATACAGTCTTGGAGGGTGTCACAAGATGCAGATTTAATATAAATGTCTACTACTGCACCAAACATCTCACCTTGTATTTTATCAGAGAATCTACTTTGATAGTCAATCTTGCCATTATTTATGACTATTGTTGTACCACTTAATTTAATTTTTTTTGTAAACAGGTCAATACTTTCACTGGCACCAGATATTTTTTCTATAATGTCATCGTAGAATATATCATCTACCGTAAAAGCGTTAGTGCCCAAATAGAATGTTCTGTCTTGACTTATAATTTGGACTAAATAATCGAAATGCGTTATGGGTGATCTTGAATCATTATTGATTTTGTTTTTATCTATTAATGGAATCAAGCGAAAGACACTCCTCTTCTTACTGCTTCACTGACTTGTTCAGCAAGCTCTGTTTCAATATATTCACTCGTCATGAGGTTGCCTTGTATGTTTACGGTAATTCCTCCAGCTGTAGCGTTATTTACGCCCTCTAATGGTGTAACAGATACAAACTCTGACTGACCTTGCTCACCAACAGTGAACTGTGTAGGTTCAGAAACTACACCCTCGAATCCATACTGTGCTTGTGATTGTTTATATGCTTGATTTATATTTCTTACGTTAGCCAAACCAGCTGCTATAACGGCTGCACCTGTCGCAAATCCTAACGGACCACCTTGTGCAAATGCTTTGTTTGCTCCAGCATATGTATCAGCTAAAGCCTGTGCTATTGTCAAATATTGCTGTGTTTCAGCATCAGCACCAACAGCTTCGCCTACTGATTTCAAAGCTCCTAGAGATATGGCTACAGCTTCACGATTAGTTTGTTTTTTTATTTTAGCATTTTTTCTAGCTTCTTCTGCTGCTTCTTTCTCAGCTTTCCTTGCTTCATTTGTAGCTTTTATGTACTCTTTAACTGAAGAAGTTATTTTTGACATTTGAATGTCATTCTCTTGCAACATTTTTGTGTTTTCTGGAAGTGTTTCATTGGTAGCTTCGTATGTAGCAATAAGCAATTTACGTTCTTTTCTAAGTTCATTGATTTTAACAGCATTTATACCTAGCTCAATTTGCTCTTCAATAGTCATCTGCTTGTTATCTTTTATTACTTTAATTAACTCTGTAGTAGAAACTCCCATCTGGTCTACTCTAGTTATTGTTTTTTCTTCTTCTTTTCTTAACAAGCGTTGTGCACCGACTAGATTTTGTATTTCATTATCAAGTGCTTCTACATCACTTGTAAAACCTTTGTATTGATTCCCTGCTCTTGCATTAATTTCAGCTTCATTTCTTCTAATATCAAGCAATCCTTTTAGTGAGAGTACAAAATCCTCTACAAAACCAACAGCTCCCACGTCTATTAGTGCATCACCTATAGCTACCTTTAAATCTGTATATCCAGCAGATAATTGCTCTATTGTTTGTGCTGTAGTTAATTGCTCTTCACCTAGTCCCTCTACAAGCCTTTTACCTTCTGACAACGCTTTGTTTATAAACGCTTGTTTTCTTTCAGCATCTGTAAGTTCTTTAGCTGATTTGCCTAGATTCGCTGCATATTCTTCATTGGCTTTATTGACATCAACCATAATACCCAAGTTG